AATTTATATGATGAATTTTTTAATTTGACATAATTAACTGCACTAACAAAAATTGCACCAATTAATGAAGGTATCCCACACAAGGATAAAATCTGATAAAGTGTCATATGTTTTTCCTCATCTTTCTCTGTTTTTGGGTATAAAAAAAGACCTTGCGGTCCTGCTCTAACAATCATATTTTTTTTCTTCCTTATTCCTCTGTTGTTTCTTCTAATTTGTTATAGAGTTTATAGTTTACTGTAGTTTCGTATCCGCCACTACCTATGTAAGATACATAAAACTGTAAATCATTAAGTAATGATACATCATAGCGCTTTCCAGTAGTTACGTCTTTTAGTGCTGGGTCATCTTTTAGATTTGTTAAATAGATACTTATATTATCTGATGGAAGAGTATATTCATAATCACCATTAGGATAAGTCACTACAATTTTACCAAATTCAATGTATCTAAATTTACTAACGTCTATAGAGTATATGTCGGGAGGTATGCTACCACTTTCATTGCCATTGTAACTTGTTTTTGCAAGCATTATTCCTTCGTGTTCTATTCCAAGAGTTCTACACATATCAGAATATTTTATAGTCATATTTTTAATTTGACTTTGTGCAGTCTTATTAATAGCCTTTATCTGATTTGTAGCCGTGTTGTTAATGGCACTAATCTGACTTGTAGCTGTGTTGTTAATGTCTTTAATCTTTCCTTGTGCCGTTTCAGTAATTCCTTTTTTCTGTGCATCTGCAACTGTGTGAATTCCACCTATCTGTGCTCTTGCAGCGGCATTAACTGCTTCTATACCTGATTTTGTATTCTGATTTGCTACTGTGTTAATTGACTCAATCTGTGCCTGTGCTGTGTTGTTAATATCTCCAAGCTTTGCAGTTGTAAGTGTTGCTATGTCATTGCTTTTTGCTTCTGTTAAAGAGCTAATGTCGTTCATTTTTGCCTCTGTTATGTTAGCTATGTTTGTTGTGCTTTCCTCAACTTTGACATCAATATTCGCTATTAGCTTCTCAACATCTGTCTTTTGACCTACCACCTCTTCTAAATAATTCCCAGCTCTATCTGCATAATCTGCTGCATCATTTGCCTTCTGCTCTGCCTGTTCAAGATAGCCTTTATTAACTTCTATCTTTTCATCAGCCTCTTTTACCAATGCCTTTGCATCACACATTATTTTGATTATCTGATTGTAAATGTCTGGTGTAATCTCATTTACAACATCTACTGGAACGCCTTTCTTTACTTTCTGACATACAATTGTTGAAGTAATTCTTCTACCTTCTGAATTGTCACCAAAAACTCCAATGTAAAGCTCACATTCTTCCCTAAAAAGCCAATCAGGTAATTTTTCTGCTGATACAACATCCTTTTCAACAAGCATTTTTACCGAATCACTTATACTATAATCATCTACATATATTACGGCTGTTTTTGTATATCCGTTCCATTCAGAAGAAAAATCAAACTTAATTTCTTCCAAATTGGAAGTTCCTGATATTAAAGACTGCTGGTTAACAATATGCGCCTGTTGTCCTTTTATCTCTATGTTTATGTTCATCTTTTTCTCCTTTAATCCACCATCCATACTGCATGAACCGGTATGCATGCTCCAGTGTCAATTGCTATAGGAACACTTGCTCCATAATAATCGAAACTTACTGTACCTCCCGGATTGATTGTCATCATCCATCTGTTAGTTGTTCCCAAATGTCCTTCCTGAATTGACCATACGTTACGTGAAGGTCTCATATCTGTAGGAATATTCTTAAAAATATTATCGTGTGCAGAAAAAACAGTTGAATTTGTTATGATTCCCACCAATTCCACAGTTTTGCCAACTCTTCTGATTTTAGGTGCATCAGTAGTGGACCATGCAGATATACCATTCCCACAATCAACCGATTTCCAGCCTGTATCATACACTTCTCCGGATGTTTCAATAAGGGTTAACTCCTGCCAATCCTTCCAGCCGGCATTTTCATAACGCTTATAAATCACATTGTTCTTTACATCGGGAATAAATATCTGAAACTTAGTTGATGTTTCCCCTTCAACATAAAGCATTCCCCAGTTAGTAACAGGTCTGTTTGTTCCTTCTGTTGTCTTTATGTGATACACTCCATTTTCTGTTAATGTATTCCAATCTACTGCTGATGTTATGGTTTGTGATTTCACATAACTAGGTAAATCTGTTAAGTCATTGTATGAACCTGTAAAAGCCACCGTCTTTAAGTCTGTAAAGAATTTCTTTATTTTTCCAAAAATAACCTTATGTGTTTCTCCTGACAAAATATTTTCTCTTTTTGATGCTGCCTGAAAAGCAACAATATTACTGTCACTATTTCCATCCTTTGAAAGCTTCTTGGCAAGCTCCTCATTATTCTTTTTCAATTCACCATCTATGCTGTCTGCATTTTCATTAAAAACATCAATATCATAAAACTCATCTCCATCCGGTTTCTTTAACTGCAAATACTTTGTTTTATTAATCATCTTGTGCTCCTTCCTTCTTCAAACACTTCTTCTCTTAATTGAATGTGTGTATACTTCTTTAATTCCTCGTGTGTAAATTTTGATAACTGATTATTCTTGTTATAAAGCAAAGACAAATCAATTAACAGATTGCTTGGGACAACCCTGTCCAACAATTTAGCCACATCAGAAAGCACATTCCTTGATGTTAAGGCAACCCTGACTGTTAACACATAATTATTGGCATCCAACTTTACTGAGTAATTAGGACCTTTACTTTCATCATTACCACATATTACCGCCAAAGTCTTTTCCAAGGACCTTACAGTAAAAGGTCGTTGCTCTGTAACAATTCCCAATATCTTCAATCGTCTTTCTTCCAATGTATACGTGTCCTTATTGGATATTCCAAGCATTCTCTCCCAATGTTCACAGCCCTGTTCATCCAAATTTTCAATGAAATTATTGTTCCACATTTTTTCAAGTGCTTCCCACAAATTTTCAGACTGTGATTGCTCAATGTCTGTTAATTCCTTTATCTCTCTAAACTCTCTTAACCATTCAGGCAGATACTCAATCAACTTTCTATCCACTTATCTCACCAACCTTTGGAATATAATCACAATCAATAATGCAATTACCTGTCTTTCCATCAATTTTTACACTTAAAACATTGTCAACACCTTCCATGTCAAGAAGCATTGATTCTATCTGTCCGCTTCTTACCGTCATTGTGTCCTTTGCTTCCCATTCATTTTTTATGACATTTTTTAAATACTCTGCCAAATTTTCTGTAAAAGTTTCCTTGATGTCATCCCATATATAATTTTCCATATATTCAATCTGAACATCCACATTTATTCTCTTAACTTTTGGTGTTGAAACAGTTACAATGTGACCGATTGGTGCAATTCCCACACCTGTTCCATCTTTCGTTGGATCAAACGTATTCTGTACTTCATTTATGATTTCAGAAGAAGCTTCATTATATTGAGAATCAAGAATTGCCAGCTTTACAGTTCCTCCACCATTCCAAACAGGATAAACCTTGCAGGCACCTACCTTTTCAATGTCTTTAGCTTTTTCCTTATAATCTGCCTTATTTCCTCCAAAAGCCGCTTCTGTAAATGATTCAAAATATCTTTCTCTCAAAGATTCTTCATCCTCATCTTCCGTGCCATACACAATCACTTCAACAGCCTCGATTTCTTCTAAGTCCTCAACATATTCAATTGGAATCACATCATCATTTATGTTGTTTCCGTTTTCTCCTGATTCAGAACATGTCATACTATAAAATCCATCTCCTAAGTTTTCCGTAATTGAATATGTCATTTCACCTATGCTAAACTCTGTTGCCTCTGGAATGCTCACATCATAAGGAGTGCATTTCACTTTTACCACAGCCGGAATACCTTCCTTCACAAAGATTCCCCTCTCTGCTGCACGCTTAATCAAATAATAATAAGATGCACTGTCTGCAAAACATTCCTGCAAAAGAATGTCCATGTCTGCATACATCTGTGCACTTTCCATTGCCACAGGTGCCAACGCATCATAAATAATTGAACCTTCTCTTTTATCAACATCTCCCTTCACATTTTCAAGCATCTGACTTAAAATGTTCTCAAAGGTCATATCCTCAAACATCAATGCTCACTCCTTCCACTTCAATCTCTTCATCATCAGAAGTTGTAACTGTCAGAGAAACCATCAATTCATTTCTGTAATTTGAAATACTCTCTATCTCAACAGAATTAAAACGTTCATCCCTTAAAATGGCTTCCTCAATTCTGCCTCCAATTACTTCCTTTACCTCTGCAATGTTTTCTCCCAATAAATCAGCTTTCTCCAATCCATAATTTTCATAAATGCTGTAATAATCAAATTCAGTTAACAGAATCTTTATTATTGCCTGCCTTAAGATTTCATCATCTTCATCAGATTTTCTCAAAATCCTTTTATTCTCAAAATCCAACATATATGTATTATTGGGAAGCTCCAGTTCTTCATCCTCTTCCACATTAAAATCTTCCAGTTCTTCCAATTCTTCAGGTAACATACTTACACCATCCTATCCACAACAAGATACTTCTGACCACCATCTGCACGTATCATCACAACCTTGTCGCCCTTTTTCAATTTGCTCTTTGATGCAGTTTCCGTAAAATACAAAAACTCATCCGTTAAGATGAGCTTTTGATTAACCTTTATTTTAGACGAATCTGCCTTTAAAACCGTACCAATTACAATGGTACAGGGCTTCGCCGCTTTTCTTGCATCCTCTGCTATTTTCTTAATTAACTGTGTCAAACTAGTAGCTGCTATCGTAATCACCTCCAGATAATTCCAAATCCATAAGATGTTGCCCATTATTAAATGTATGAGTAACCTTATCAACCAACATATAATTTGAAATTGTTTCACCATAAATTGTCAACTTAACAAGAACCAAACAGCCGGCTCTTACGTTAATGTCACCAAAGCAATTATTAATCTTAATTGTCTTACCTGTTTTACAATAAATCTTCAACAATGCCTTAACCTTTAATTTTGCACCCTTGCGACTATCGATTTTGTCAAAATACTGAAGCACACCCCATTTATTAATGTACTTACTGTTTTTTGCCATATAAATCTCCTGCACACCCTTCTTGGTGTTGTCATACGCTAATTTAATCTGATTATAAACATTATCATCTATTGTTTCCTTATAATCATAGGATTCTGCCGTGGTTGAAGTTATTAACCTGTTAACCTTCCAAGGCTCCCTTAACCTTAACTTTCCAAATTCATCATACAAGGTATAAATCTTTCCCCTTGCCATTAATGTTTCATCCAAGCTGTTCTGTACAATGTCAAACAATGTTGCATTATCATCAATTCTTGACACAGGATACTTTGTATTCGCCAGCTTACCACAATTCAGTTTAAAATCCTTGGCAATTTTCTTAATTAAAACCGTGGAAGTTCTCTTTTTTGAAATATAAGTATCCTTATTTTTAAAATACCTAAGCTGATCATACACAGTAACATCCAAAGTCTTATCTGTTTTTGGTGAAATGGAAAAAACAAAACCATAAAAGAAATTTTTGCCATTAACCACTATTGCCACAGAATCACCATTTGAAATTCTCTTCTTTGAATCGCTGTCAACAAACGTTGTAAAAGTAACCTTACCCGGTGCATTTTTTCTCTCAAAGGTTGTTTTTAATCCTTCCTGAACCTGATGTTTGTACCTTTTCTTGCCGTGTTTAATCAGAACATTAACAACAAGCTTCTCACTGTTCTTTACTGAAACAGCTTTATACTCCACCTTTCTGGTTGACCTTTTCTTTTTTGATTCATTCTTTTTAAGAATTTCCCTTAAATATGATATTTCCTGTTTTCCACTGCTTTTACCGGTATTCTTTCCGCTTTTCTTTCCCTTTGATGTCTTACCTGATGAAGTAATGTAATCACTGATTACCCCATATCCTGTTATTGTATGGTAACTTAACGGATATGATCTTCTCATAACAGCATCAGAAGTGTTACCCTCAATGGTATGCACAGTACTTCCTGATACATACTCAACAATTCCCACGTGAGATGCACCATCTGATTTAAAATAAATGAAATCATTTCTTTTAGGTGTGTATGAACCCTTATACTTGAATCTTCCCTTGTTTTTAAACCATTGCATTCCTGTGTCTGTTGATGCTGTCTTGGGAGCAATGCTTGTTGATACACCTGCCTTATATGCACACCAGGAGGCAAACATATGGCACCATGCAGCACCATTCATTCCATACCAGGCACTATACTTGGTCTTGTTACCGCCATATGCTTTATAACCAACTTCCTTTGATGCAATATCAATTATGTCTGCCATCCTTTCCTCCTTATGGTTTCTTCAAAACAGTTCCCTTGTACAGATATTTTCCTTTGGAACTGCTTTTTCTCTTGTGCTTCTTTGCAGCCTTTTCAATAACCTTCTTGTTCTTCTTGTAAATGGCAGAACCCTTTGAACTATCCTTTAACCACTTTTTCGCTATCAGTGTAAGAGTTTCTTTGTTAGATTTAATAGTATATGTATTTGGTATTTTCTTAACCTTCACTGCGCCATATTTTCTGTATTCCTTAAATTCCAAAGATACCCTACTATCAAAGCCATCACTAACAGAATCTGTTATTGTCAGTCTTTCCAATGACACTGTAAGAATAGTATTGAATATCTTTTTATCATTTGGTGCATATCTGTAAATTTCCAGTTTAAATGCCTTCTTGGAAGATAAAAGTTCCTTATACTTCTTAATGTACTCATCGGCACCCTTGTATTTTCCATCTGAATAAAAAGCAAATGGATAATGTTGATTAGGCAATAACAAGTCAAATGAAATCTCTGTAAGTTTGGGATTTCTAAGTATGTTAACTTCTCCCAAATTAATCAGTGTCATTGTCTTGTTATCACCATCAACCTTTATGCTTATTTTTTCAGGTGGAATGGGTACATACTGCCCATCAATAATCAATCTATACATTCTAATGCACCCCTTCCGCTACTGCTGACATTTCTTCTTCCAATCTTGTCTTTAAATGAGTAACTATTCCTTCCATATCAGCTTTTGAAGAACCATTAATAACATTTGACATATCTACACTGATTTTTGCTGTTGTAAATCTGTTAATTGCTCTCTGTTCTGCATAATCCTTTATGTACTTAAGCTGCTGATTTGTAATATCCAATGAATCCGATGTTTTTGCAGTGTTTGCTGCTGTTTCAGCCGTGTTGTTTGTAATGGCATCTGTTCCATAACCATAGTCTTTATCCTTTGTTTCACCTTTCTTAAAAAGATTACCAAAAGTATTCTTAACCTTACTTTCAACACCCTTTCCAAGATTGTATCCTTTTCCATAAGCATCACCATAATTAATTCTGTAATCAATGCTTGGAGCTTCTTTATTTAATGTAATTGAATTTTCATTTTTACCCCAAGAAGTAACTGTATCTTGTAAAGAAGTTAATCCACTGGTCCAATCTGTTCCAAATATGGCATCTATAATCTTGGTAACAACTTTTCCAAGACTTAAAAACCATGATATAATCTGACCTATCAGGTTTGCAACTGCACCACCAAAAGAATCAAATCCACCATTTGTAACATTTAAAATCCATTCAATTATGCCAATAAAAGGCTGAACAAAAATACTCCATACAGCCTGAATTATTGCGTTAATCGTTCCTATTCCTACATTTATGATTGCTGCTCCTGCTGATGCCACTACACCAAAAATCACACCTGTAGCAGAACGGGTTTTATTCTGCACCTTGTTAATTGCTGCCACAACCAGATAAATAGCTGCTATTACCGCAATAATAGCAATAATAATCCATGTTAACGGACATAATGACAATGCGGCATTTAATCCTTCCTGTGCAAATGTCATTGCTATAATAGCCGCTGTACTTGCTGCACTAGATACCACATGTAATGCCTTTGCACCTATATCTTTTAATGTTGTAAGCCAGCCTATTCCCATTGTTGCATTATAAACAATTAATGCTGCAACTATTCCCCATATAATAGGTTCAATTAATGTCCAATTAGATTTAAAGAAATTAATCATTTGCGTTCCAATGTTAATAATTCCTGTTATTGCTCCCATTACTAAGACTGTAGCATTTCCAAACCCGGTTGCTAAAAGCTGTATGGTTGGCAGATTGTTATGTATTGCATTAAACATACTAACAATCGCCGGCTGTACCTGTTGACCTATAGTTGTTTTAACCGCATCAAAATCCCTTTTATTTCTTGCCATTACTCCCTCAGGGGTTTGAGCCATTGTTTCATTCATCTTTCCTACATTCTGCTCTATTACCTGAGCCAACATATTAGCCTTTTCCATCTCAGTTCCATTTTTCATTACCTTTTCCTGATAATCCGTAAATGAAATGCCTGCACGTCTTAATGCTCCAACCTGACCAGTCATAACCTTACCTGTCATATTACCGATATTAACCATATCCTCATTAGTAACATTAACACCATGCATCTGAACCGCTAAGTCAGCCATCTTAGGTAACAAAGTTTTAACTGCATCTGTCTGATGAAAATATGTTGATGCCTGTTGCGCTCCATTTATTAAAGCTGTCTTTCCAACAACACCATAACCACTTATCTCAGAAGCAAGATTTTTCATCATATTAACCTGTGATGTTCCTGCTCCCTGCATTGCACCCATTACTTCAGTAAGTTTTGTCTCTGCCTGATGTAATTGAGATACCTTTTCATTACATTCACCTATAAAGCTGGCTCCCTGTCTTATAAGAAATATTCCACCAAGAGAAGCTACCAAACCTTTAACTGTGGAAAGTAATCCTTTTGCTGAATTTGTCCCCTCTCTTACTTTACCATTGTATGTTTCTTGACTTATTGAAGCTCTTGACGTGTCACTTGCTATCTGCTTAATCTCTGCATCTGCCAATCCTAAATGTGTTCTGGCAGAAGCTAATTTAGAGGTATTAAACATGTTTCCTGACACGCCCTGGGCTCTTTCACATTCATTAATTACAGTTGAGACAGCATTAGTTATGTTCATAAGCGGTGCCGTCATTCTGTCTGTTAACTGAAATGAAGTCATTATTGATGCCATCTCTTTACCTTACCTTTCCAACTTTCTTGCTTTCTTCCTCTTCCTGCTCAACCCTTGCATTAATGGAAGCAATCACAAAAGCTCTCTCATTTTTATCCAAACTCATAAAAAATGAAGGTGTCCAATGAAATTTATGTAGACAGTAATATGCATACATTGAATCAGGATCACCTTCATCTATTAGTTTTTTGCTTCGTTAACTTTATCCTGTAATGTTTCGTCAAATCCGTTAAACTTCTGAATAAATTCAGCAAACTCATTATATTCTCCCGGATTATCAATCATCTGCTTAATTAAGTCTTCCGGATTCATTACACCATAAGAATCCTGTAATTCCTTATTGTATAAATCAGGTTCTGCAACAGATGCACACATCAGCTTTGCAATAAACAATGAAGAATTAAATTTCTGTCTGTAAACACCCGGCTTTCCTGTAATCTGAACCTCTGTTGTACACTTCTCTCTAATTTTTTCATATTCCTCAGTTGAAACTGCCTTAATCTTCCAATCCAATGGAGTTCCATTTTCGTCACATAATGAAGCGGTTACCTTATATGCCACGTCATCCTTATATTTCTTATTTTTCTTTAAAAAAGCACTTAAATTAGTTGCCATATTCCCTTACCTTCTCTTTCTAAAAAATAATGGATAAGAAGATTTTTAGTTCTCCTTATCCACGTTACTTATTTTTTCTGTTCCACATTTGTCATGTAATCAGGTGTTTTATACTTGTTCTTAGCGCTACTTGCATAATCCATTGCATAACATTCAATGTCCTGTTCAATAAAATCTCCATCAGCATCAAATGATGAAAGAAGTACATCTCCATCAATAATGCATTCATAATAATTTTTTTCACTCGTTCCAATGGTTGTTGCCGGATCTGATGCCGCTACTTCTACAGTAAAAGTTGGAAGAACTCCGGTATTTTTATATTCTTCAATCACTTCATCAAACATCTCACTACATTTATACAATGTCATTTTAAGCTTGATTTCCAAACCATTTGGCTTCTTGCCCTTTATTGTTTTACCAAGAATAGGCACATCAGCAAGACTAACATTTGCCTTTGCTTCAAAATTCTTAGCATTAAGCATTCCATATCTTTGTCCACCAACAATACAATACAAGGTTGCAAGTCTGCTGGAAGGTGCATCATTTGGATTCATAAAACTCATCTATCTCACTCTCCATTTCTCTAATTAATGACAGTCGTCATATATAATTTATCCATTAAGCCAATAACAGTTACATTTGTTAAAATCACCACAGACCTTCTTTCAGTTCCTCTTTCAACAGAAATGTCTTCCTCTGAAAAATCCTCAATGGCTCTTACAGATTCAAGGTGCTTAAACACCTCTCTAATATCATTTCTAAGAGAATTTCTTCCTGCATCATCATTTGGAATCTTTCCAATATACTTACTGTTAAAAACAGATGCCACATTGTCTGCAATGTAATCAATCACACGAATTGTCTGATTCTCCTGAAAAATGCTCCCCTTATCCTCTGTTACTGTTGTAAGGGAATTAATGTCTCTTAAAACCCTAAGTTCATCACCACACTTATGAATAACAAACTTTCCTGAAGTTATGGCATTTTCAAGTTCTGCCTGAGTATACTGGCAGTTAATTTCTTCCAGTTCCCCATCATATAACATATTTGTGCAAGCCTTGTTGACACCACAGGCTGCTTCTGCTCCTGCGACCCACGGAATAACATCCTTTGTGTTCATAACATTAATGATTCCCTCATAATCAGCTTCACAATTATACATTACAGTCTGAAACTTAATGCCCATTTCATCACGCATTCTTATTGTCCAGGACTTGTATACTTCCTGTAATTTTGTGTCTGTTTCCATTACCACAACCACATTAAAAGCGTAATTCTCCAATAACTGCATAAACATTGTATGAGCCTCATTTGTTGGCTTATCATTAATTCCACCTGTACCTCCTGTTAAGAATGTACCGGCAGTTTCTTCAAGTTCAAATGATTCCTTCCATTCAATAAAGGCATTGTCCTTTAATTCTCCTGAACTTGCAACTGTCTGAATGTCAACTAATGTTGTATCCATATAAGTTGACACGTCATACTTTTCTGTCTGATCAATGTTTTTCTTGATAACAATCTTTATTGAATTTCCTCTTGAGCCCTTACACTTGGCATCTGCATACTTACAACCTGCTTTTGCTCCGTTATTGTTAATCTTAAAAAACAAACCTTTAGTTGAATGTTTAAACACTTCCCTAACATTAATAAGATTTCCATCATATGGACTTCTTCCGAAAACTTCCAATGCAACCTTTTCAAATTCATCAGCAGTCACTTCAAAAATCTTATCATCAGGTCCCCAGTCCAAACATATTGGCATGGCAACCACGCCACTTTCCGTATTGTTCTTAATTGAATTTCTACTAATAACATTTACATAAGTTCCCGGAAGAACCTTATTCTGTGCTGTAAATGTTCCACCACCTAATGCCATTTAGTTTACCTTTCCTTTCTTCCATTTTTTCAAAATATCATCTGCTTCTTCAACGGAATATTCATCTTCATCATTCAACAGAGCTTTTAAAATATCCCTGTCCTGTAAAAACCTTTTTGACTTCATCAATTCGCTTTTTCCGTATTTTACAGATGCCTTATTCTTTGCTTCCATCTGTTAAACCTCCTACACCTGTTCTTATTTCATAACTTTCAAACTTATCCTTGTCTTCCTGTTTCTCCATAACAAATGTTTCATAAATTACCTGAAACTGCAAAACACCGTCAACCATCTGACCTGTCATTTCTGCTGAATGAAGCTTAAATCCATCAACCTCAATATCCCTTAACAAGTACTGTAATTCTTCCAGCACTTCCATTCCTTCACCATGACAATTATCACTCTTAGGCCAATACCTGATAATAAATGGAACTGTCTTTAAAAATCGTGGTCCAAGTTTACGTCTTAAGGAAGGATTTAAGCACAAAACAGAAAAACAAGGCTCTTTTAGGCTCTGTTTCACTGCTTCTGTATATATCTCATATTTTTCTTCACCGTAGGACTGCCTTATCTGTCTTACAATCCCATCAATCATCTTACTTATCATTTAACTGCTCCTGATAACCATTTTTTCAACTTAGCTTCAAGAATGCCCGGGGCACTCTGCCTAATCTCCTGTTCAGACAAAGTAAGCATATACTTTCCTTCAACCCATCCTGTCCCGTTTGCCGTTCTATGACCAAACTCAACATATGATGCATATTCAACAGGATTGATAATCTCTATTACATATGTATCACCGAAATGATGAACAGTAAGAGAATCTGCATAAGACGTTGCAGCCTGATTGGTTCCAGCCGTCCATCCTCTTCTAAGTGTTCCACCTACTTTTCCTGAATTGGAAGGATACGTACCTACCGGAGTTCTTTTAATTACTTTTGCAAGAAGTCTTGCAGCAATCTCCCTTGATGCAGCTTCAAAAAAATCATCAGAATTTCTTGCCATTGCTTCAAGACTGTCCCTTAACTGCTCCAACTGCTTACAATCAATTTTAGAATCACTCACGCCTTATCCTCCACCAAATCAAGCAAAATCTCCTGATGTGTAGGATAAACCGCAGGTCTTCCACTACTTTTGTAGGCTACCACACCACCAACGCCCTTTACCAATATTTTAGAACCCGGCTTAACATTGATTTCAGGTGCCATAAACAATTTAATGACCTGAGTAACATCTGAATCAGCCTCATTCTCTGAATTGGAACTTATATTGCTGTAAGAAAGTCTGCAACAAACATCTGACTGCACCATTACCTCTTCAAAGTTAGTCACAGAAGAAACAACAACCTTTTTCTTTTCAAAAATATCAGCCCTAAAGTCATATGACATTTCTATTGCCTTTCTGGTTCTTAAAACTGTATTTTTCGAAAGCATTTAATCAGCTCCTCTCCACTGCACCTTAATCTGTTCAGCATAACATTAAAAGCCTCATCAGAAGATGTGCCACTGAAATTAACAGAAGTATCTCCTACCTTTACAGAACTTACTGCCTGCTCTAAGTCAAATTCTTCAAGCTTACCTGTTGTCTTAAGCAAATACAAAAATTCACCGCACACTCTTTCACAGGCTGATTCAAACAATCCCTTTGGAAGTTTCTTAACATGGCATCTGGAATTTAGCTCAGAAACAACTTTATCAATGCAGAACATCAATAATGAATAATCATCTTCTGAATACTCATAGCCAATGTTCTTCAATAATTCTATGACCTTATCTTCCAATAACTCCATCTCCTTCCTTTAGCTGTGAATGCGTGTATGACTTTAACTCAGAGTGCTTATACAATGATAAATAATCATTCGAAATAATTGAGACGGATATTGAAAATGTTTCTCCACAGTTTACAATCTGCTTACTTAACTTTGCATCAATAATGATGTTTTTATTCATCAAACCACCTCAATTTGTACTCTCTTTTTTAGTATTTCATCAGCAATATAATATGTAATCTCCAAACAATATCGCATTGACTTACTTAAAGGATTCAACTTCACCGTAATGCAATGCTCATTTATGGTGCAGTTTCCTTCTGTTTCAAGTTCCCTGTCCTTATAGAGCTTATATGTTGCCCTTGATATTTCAAATTCCTCATTCTTTGTAGACTTAACAAGAAATTTTAAATACTTGTCCTCACCTAAAATAAAGTTAATGTTCACACGCATCACCTCTTCTTAATAGTTCTATACAAAAACTGCTTTCTGACAATTCAGAAAAATAATTATCATTTTCCTTTTCAATGTCATATTCTGACGTTACAAAACCAATTTCATAATCATCATTAATGTATGTACATTGGTATGGTAATGGCTCAATGGTAAATTTCATTGCCGTTGCATCATAAGAAAATAACACATCAGTACAATATGCTATGTTCCCGGCTTCATCAAATGCAGTAAGTTCCATTACATACCTTCCACTCTTTTGTGCCGGTACCTCGGCAGTCCAGATGTCTCCCTTCAACCTTGTAAAGATAACATCCTGACCTTCAACCTTACCAATAAGCCTTACTACCATTTAGTCTGTAACCTCCACAGAAATTGTATATGTTGCGCCGGCATTAACTGGATTTGGCGAAATAGTAACTGACTGAATAACCGGTGCAGTCTGGTCAAGTACAACCTTCTTTGTAACTGTAGATGTCTTTCCTGCTCCATCCTTTGCCGTAATGACAATGGTATTTTCTCCTGTCACTAATGTAAGTGTCTTTGTAAAACTTCCATCACTTCCAACTTCAACAGTCTGTTCAGTTCCACCATTAAGCTTAATAGTAAGAGTTACCGGTGAGCTTGTAACATCATTAGTAGTACCCTTAACAACAAGAGATGACTGATTTGTAACAAGATTGTCAACCGGTGCTGATACTGACAATTCAGGTGGAACAGTGTCAACAGTAAATGTTACACTCTTCTGAGTTGCAACATTACCATCATAATCACTTGCGGATACCTTAATTGTGTGAGTTCCATCTGACAAAGCTGTAGTTGGTGTATAACTACATGTATAATTCTTTCCTGACTGTGTCTTAGTAATTCCTGTTGTAATTGTCTGGCTATCAATAATAAGCTTAATTGTTGATGGATTAACACCTGAATCTGCATCTGTAACAGTCCAGTTAATAACAGGCTTGTTATTAGTCAACTTAGCAGAAGATGAAGGTGCTGTTATTGAAATAACAGGTGCAACCTTTTCCTTAACCTTAAGCTGTAAGCTTGAACCAAGTGTTGTGTCCGTTGCATCCCTTGTCACACTGTTTCCAGCTTCATCAGTAGCCTTAACCTTAACATTATAATAATGTCCATTCTGATTGTATGATGATGTTGACGGAGCTGTTATTGTAGCCTCATACTTCTTAGTTGTGGCATTATATGTCAGTGTATGGGTTTGTCCGTTAATTACAACCTGTACTGTTTTTACTGCCATAGGTAATGCCCTCCTTATCCTAATTTATGTTTAAATGCAACAATTCTAATCTGCTTAGGCTCATAAACAGGATTCCAGTTAGCTGGGTCTGCAAGTTCTACTCTTGAAGGACCTTCTGTCTTTGCCACATTTGCGTTAGTAAAGGCAATTCCTCTAGGATGAAGAATTGTTGTTCTTCTGTTAATAAGGTAATCAACACCTGAACCCTTTCTCTTTGCTCTATCAGTTTCAGTTGGAACAAATCCTTCAGGATTTCCGTTGCCTAATGCAACTGCTCCATTACCAAAAAGATATGTTGTGTAAGCCTTAGTTTTTGAATCATATGGACATCCATCATCAATAATTACTCTCTTACCCTGATATGTACCAAATGCTACATCGTTTGATGGCTGTACTGTTTCGATAAGATTCTGTTTCTTAAGGTATGCTTCTGTAGCTGAATGCATACAGATACCTGTAAGCTGTGCTTTAGCATCTCCTAACTTCTGTTCTGCATCAATAAATGCTGAACCACTCCAATTAGCTGCATTTCCTGAATTACCTGAAATATCTAAAAGATTAGATGCAAGTCTTGTTTCTGCTGCCTTCTGTGGCTCCTTAACTTCCGGAATTGTTCCAAACACACCATTAAGAATTGCAATAAGTTCTTTCTGCATGTCTCTTGCCCAGAACTGTGCCACCAAATCACCGATTGCTTTCATTGGATCTGCTCCTGAAAGTGCTGCTGATAAATCTGTTGCGCTCCACATTTTTGCTCTTCTTAATACTGCTGCCACATCCTTGTTTGAAGTAATTTTGTTATCTTCAAGGTCTGCTCCTTCAATTACCTGCTCTGATTCTCCTGTTAAATCCTCGAAGAATGGCATAGTTACTAATGGTGATGCCTGAGAAGCCAAAGCATCAAATTCAGCATTGTTTGTAACAATTCCACTATTAAATAATGCTGATAATTCCATTGTTCTGTTTAATACGTATGGAGTAAATAACTCCGGTACAATTACGTCCTGTAATGTTGTTCCTGGCATTTCTAATACCTACCTTTCCTAAATTTTTCATTAAATTGTAATTCCGGCTGCTGCTGCCATTTCCTTGGCCTGTGCCGGATTCTCCTTAAGCAGCTTGCCCTGCTCTGTTAAGTTAAATGTTTCCTTGGCAAAAGGATTCTTCGTAGGACTTCCACCCTTGCTAGGTTCATATCCTGCTTTCTGCTTAAACAGATGTGCCATAGTCTTATCTTCCCTGTAAGCCTTAATTGATTCGTCAACACCAATAGGATTGTTGTCCTTGTCAAATGTAAACTTATCAATTCCACCAGCCTTATAGATAAGATAATCAGGATCCAATACTCCCGACTTTGTAAGCTGTTCCTTTAATGCATACTGCTTTGTTGCATTAATCGCAGCAGTCTTAAGATTTCCGATTTCTGCTTCATAATCCTTAATCTTATTCTGGAGTTCCTCATTGTCTCCATTTTCCTTCTTTAATGTTGTGATTGTTGCATTAGCTGTCTTCAATTCCTCGCATTTATCATTAAACACGTTCTTTGGTACAGCGTGCTTAGGAAACTCTTTCTTTGCAGCCTCCATTACTTCATCAACATTAAGTTTTCCATCTGTAATCTTTGCTTTTTCAAGCAATTCCTTTAACCATTCCATTTTTATTACCTCCATAGATGTTTTATTCCAGTTCTACTGGTGATTGGATTCTACCGATATACCTTCGGCAAGGTATTTCTGTTCTTTAGTGCCTACAGAAAAAGGCATATAAAAAGAGAGCCTATTTCTAAGCTCTCTGATTAACGTTATTAAATTCTTTACTGCATCAATTCTTGTCCATCAAATATAAATGATGTTATTGCTTCAGTTTTTCTATTAATTTTAAACTGAAATTGGCTTCTTATTTCTGCTCCAAAACTATTTTCAGCATCAACATATCCCTGCACTACTATTTGCTTTTTATCTTTTCCATATTTCCATCCACCAAATTTTGCCGAACTTGGTGATTTTAGCATTGCTTCAACCTGACTTTTACATTCGACTTCCCATTTGGTCACTTCTTCTGATGATAATACATAATCTGTTAATTTGGCTTTAGCCTTGCCCTTTTTGTATAACATATTATCGGCATATTTTAGCACTAATACTTTATTTTTTTGAGTAAGCCACATTAGCACTTCGTCTCCATCTTGTGTCTCTACTCTATAACCTTTATCCTTCTTATTCCACGCCCCATTAAGACCTTTATCTGCTTTAACGTCCTGATAATCTGTAATGTCACATTGCTTTAAAATATCTTCAATTGCTTTTGCTTCATCTTGCGAACATCCAACTGCCTCTTCAATCTTGCTTTTTTCTACGTATATCTCAGGATCTGCATTCATTATTGCATAACCAATTGCAACAATCATCCCTATAAAAACTATAAGACTAATAAGGCAACCATGCCCTTGTTTTAATGTTTTTTTACAGTTCGGACAAACCTTTGCCTTTTTAGGAATTTCGCTTTGACAAAACTTGCATACCTTAGTTTCACTCATATTCTCTTCCTCCTATAAACATTTTGTTATATTCTACCATATATAACAAAACTTTACCATTCCTTAAAACATTTCAGTTTTATTTTCGTCATGTTGCACTGGAACAACTAACTGTTTTTCAGTTTTATCAATTTTACCTGTCAACTCCTCTATTCTGTTACTAAGTCTAATAAATGTATCAATATCATCTATTCTACATTTACTCTGCATTTCCCTGCATCTTGTGATCTGTTCCTGTAATTCTTCCTTGTACATACTTGTCCTTTCTTGTTTTTGGGTATAAAAATACCACCTAGCCTTTTGACTAGATGGTGTTACTCATCACAAATATCTCCAAATCTTCTTTGAAATTCCTGTTCTAACTCTTCCTCAGACATTTTTTTAATTTCCTCACTGGGTTCTATTGGTCTATCATCACATATTCTTTCTTTATCCATATTACTTATCCTCCTATAATTTCAAAAAAACAAACTCATATCTTTTAGCTAACAATTCCATAGTTTTTTCATATCTTGCTACATCATCAGTATACTGCTTAAAATGTTTTTCTGCAACAGTAAAATCTTCTTCATTTATTTCATCGTTAGGCTTTGAATAGTAGTAAATACTTCCATTACTTCCTACTGTAATTCCCGAAACATTCTTGTGATTTAGTAATTCATTTAAATCAGAAACACTCGGTGGCAAACCTCTTGGATGATTATGTATTAATAATACTTTTTCATCGTTATCTTCTGCCCTTTTAACATCTTTATCAAATTTAAATGTTCTGTTGATACCAAAAGGAATATGCTGATCCGTTATTGAAGAAACGTCTTTTCCTGTTGTTAAACTTATTGCATAAAGTTCTTCCGTTTTCTTTCCATCTCTGTTTCTTAATGCCTCTCTACTTCTCTTTGCAATTAAACTAGTTGCTTTTTCATTATCTGATATTTTGCTAAACTTTGCACTGTATTCTTTTGATTTTACCACTTTCCAATTAACTCCATAATTATACTTGTCTTCATATTTCTTTCCTGCACCTTTTTGGAAACTACGTTTTGTTCTAAGCGACCTTTCTCTAAGCTCTGATTTTACATATTTTTTCTTCCATTCCTTATACGTCATATCCGCAGAAACATAATATGTATCACCATCCTCATCCCTTGCAGCCCTTTGTTCGTCATTTGCAAATTCATCATCAAAATAAGGTGCTGTACAGCTTCTACAGTTAACGTGAAATGGCGGAGCTGTTACCCCCTCTTCATATTCGCTCATCTTGAATACTTTGCCATCCATTTCCTGACAAATATCTGATGTGTGACCGTCCAATGTGGCTACAATCTCATATCTTTCAACATCCAATTCCTTAAAGCATTCCTTTTGAGCCGTTGAACTAAAATAAGCCGATTCAGTCATTACAAGTCTTCCGGCATTAGCCTTGCTTACATTCATCTTACTTGCAATTTGACTTATTGCCTTATCTGGTCCTGAACCTGTAATGCACATTTGACTTAAACTTGTATGTAATTGATTTATAAGCTGTGTCTTGTTGCCCCATATTCTGTCACTGAAATTCTTACCATCAGCTAACCAAGGCTTATTTACCACTTTTTCAATTAGCTTGTCATTTAAAGTTGCAAAACTTGAACCAACGCCCACACCCTTTTGAATTTCAAAGGCTGTTTTGTAATAACTATTCTTGTAAACATCCTTTATGTGCTTACTTACTTCATCATTCAGGTTTCCAAAAGCTGTTTCTGCCTGCTGTCTACACTGTAACTCCAACGCTTCAAGTCTGCTTATGTGCGCTCTGGCAGATGCATTTTCAAGTTCCTTTACCCATTCACCTGAAAAAGCGTTTTCCCTGCCCTTTTTTATATATTCCTCTACATCCCACTTAAGTTCCTTTAATTCCTTATCATTAAGGGATTTTCTTGCTTCCAACAGAGATATGTTATTATTATCCGCATATCTCTGATACCAGGCATTTATCTTTTCTTCAATTATCTTCTGAGACTTATCAAACTGCTCCTGAATATCCATTGTCTTCTTTACGGAAGTCTGATGTGTAGCTTCTTCCATTTCAACAAATCTTTTCTTCCAGTATTCGCTATTCTTCATCCGTTCCACCTACTGAGTTATCATCATCTTTAGCCGAATCATCAACATTGTCATCATCTTCACTTGACTTTTTTGTAAACATCTGCTGATAGATGTCAGCATTCTGTGTTTTTTCTTCATTTTCCTTCTTAAGCTGTTTAAGTTCTGCTTCAACGTCCTCAACAAACGGATGATTCTTAAGTATTGTTTTCTGGCTAATGATTCCAACACTGTCCTTGCATATGGCTGCCTGCTCCTGCTCATTCTTAATACAGGTTCTTGTCCATGTCTGAACAATGTTGTCACACTTAATGTTCTTAAAGTTGCAGATTGCTCTTACCAGTTTGGCAAAACCTAACTGAAACTCTGTTTCCATTAAACCTGTTTTCATCTCCAATAATGAATACATAAACTTAAGAGCCTCTCCTGACTGATTCCCAAAGTTTTCAGGTCTTGGATCAAATCCCTGTCCCTGTTCGAAAATAGCCTTTCTTGTGGCATCAAGAACACTATTTCTTGCTTCAATAGGAATCTCAATGTTAAGAGTGCTTACACCTGCACCTTCATCTGAATCCATTTTTATAACCTTATATTTCTTCAAATCCTGCAGGAATCCATTTAAATCTGTTCCACCATATCCGGAAAGAACAAATATAAGCTCCTGAACATCTTCAAGGTCATTAATAAAGCCACTAAACACCTTGTCGTACACATCAATCAAAGGCTTAATGTTATCAAGGTCAGAAGACTTAATGTTGTTATTAAAAAACGGAATGAAAGGTATTTCCTCCATTCCGTGACTATACTCACTTACGAGTTCTCCTGTTGTCGGATTCTCAAATATTGCATAATCTGTTAAGTTGTCATAATTTAAATCTGATTGAAGTCTTCTGTATACCTGACATTCCTCTTTGTTCCAATATTCATATATTGTGTAGTTTTTTCCATCTGTTTCATCTATCTGTGTATATACTCTTAATGCTCCTATCAACTTCTGTTTTGCTGACTTATTCCATACCGGAACAATTTGCTTACTATCAATAACTGCCCATTCAAATTCATTAAACTCATTAGTCCAATAATGAACCCAGGCAACACCTGTATTAGCTGCATTAACACAAAGCTCCATACACTCTTTTCTATATTCATCTCCCAAAGATTTTAATATTTCTGCATTAGCCTTTGAACTACCAATATCAAAAGTAGGGGGTGTAGTGAACGCATAAGCTGCTTTCTGGTTAACTATCAATCCGTGAAAGTTGCGGGGTATTCTGTTGTCTGCATTTCTCAACGGATGACCTTCTTCATCTTCCTTTTTAGGACCATATAGCACGTCACTCTGATTTCTGTAATATCTGTCAGCAATATCACATCTAACCATATACATTGCATGCCCCGGCATATACTGACTTAATAATTCCTTCATTCTAACTAAATCCACTTGTTTCACCTCTTTACTTTAATACTGATAATCCGTCAGACTTCTTAGCACAATCCTCTGCAATTCCTGTTGTTGCATCCTGTGCATCGTCATGATCATTCTTTCCTTCTCTCTGATACCTTGACATTGCCTTATAATAATCAGGCCATCTGTTCTTCCAGTCTTCAGGAAAATATATGTGTTGCATTACCCACGCTGAATTTGAAAAAATTCTTGCATTCTTGTTGTTATGCTGTGTAAACCACTTAATAACTGTCTTGTTACTTTTTAATTCATCCTGAAGTATTCTTTTAACACTTCTGGCAAATCCTCTACCACCATTATTTGATTCGATTCTTGCAATATTTACATTTCCATCAAATAACAGCTTAGCTGTTAACGGCTCTGTAACTTCCATTGGTTCCTGTGTATATATAACATCAAGTACGTACGCTTCATTGTCAAATGTTACTCCGTAGTTAATACTGCATAAGTAATCCTTACCTTCATCTGCGGTATCTGTATAATTTCTAATCTGCTTAAATTGTGGCATTTCTTTGTACGTCTTAAATGAAGTGTACATTCTGCCCTTTATGTCAATAGGATTCTGCTGATAGTTTGCTTCTGCAATATCTATTCCCATTGACATCTTTTTATTTTCGTATGATCTTTTTGACAAAATTTCAGGACAAAGCATTGTTCCATCTTTCTTAACAGCCTTATAGCATATATGCCTTACCTTTACGCCTATGCTCTTAAAGTGTTCCAATGCCCTGCCAGCCAAATCCAAACTATGCCATCTTGTCATTACAATGATAATCTTGCCACCCTCTTCAAGTCTTGACATCATTGTGTCCGTAAACCAGGTCCAATGATTATCCAGAATATTTGCATTATTAGCTTCCAGTGCTGACTTAATCAAGTCATCAATAATCATTAACGTTGCACCAAAACCTGTTGCCGTTCCTGTTGGGGATGTTGCCAAATAATTGTTATAGCCATTTTCAAGTGACCACATATTCATTGCACCATCACCACGTTTAATGGTTACTCCCGGGAACACATCTGAATAAACAGCCTTGTTTTCATCTGCCTTTGTTTCAAGAATCGTGTTTCTCACGCCCTTTGAAAACGTTGTAGACAATGTTTCATTGTATGAGCCTGTCATAATCTTCTGTGTTTGGTCATTTCCAAGAACCCATTCAACAAAATTGCCAACAGTTCTAGACTTTCCATGTCTTGGTGGCATATTAACAACCATTACTTCATAATCTGATTTTATGAACTGCTGCAACTCATTACAGAAATCACGTAAAAAACCCCTGTCTTCCTTGTAGAAGTCAGGAGCCTTTAATTTGCAGTACTGCCAAAAATTTCTTCTTGCCAGCTCTACCCTTGCATAAAGCTTTATTAAATTCTTATTCAGATTCAAGGTCCTCACCTGCCAATCTAAGCAGTTGTTCAGTACTTAATCCCTCAAAAGGATTATTAACATTTCCTGACACCTCAACCTTATCCTTAAACATTCCTAAATGTCTTCCCAACAGTTCCAAAGCCTTTACCTTGTCATAGGTAGTCAGCTCTATTCCATTCTTACCCTGCTTAATACCTGAAATAGCCTTAATCTGTCTTCTTGAAAGCTCATCAGTTTCAGTAATCTCAACTGCCTGATAATACATCTGATTTCCTTCACTATCCAATGCCGGAACATAATCACCATCCGGTGTCTTCATCATCACCGGCTTAGTCACAACCTTGGCATATTCAGAACCATTGGCAAAGGCAACTGCTGCAAGCTCCTGAATCACATCATCTTGCGTAACCTCAATTCTTTCCAACCTGTCCTTAATTCTTTCATCTATGTATTCCTTAATCTCCGGAACATTCATAAGACGAGCGGCTGCCGCTGCTGCTGTATTATCATTTTTGACGTGTGGATATGCTTCCTTATACGCCCTTGTTCCATTCAGATCAATCAAATATTCATTTGCAAATATAACTTGTCTGTCAGTCACTGCAACCGCCCCTTTCTTACCGAATTTATTTTATAAGCACTCTGCTTCTTTAAAAGCATCAAATATTTTAGGAAATTGAATAGCAAACCAATCCACCATTTCTTCGTTCAGTGCCCAACAATCTGACGAATTACTGTTACCCCATAATCCTGATTCATATAAAAACGCATGTATTATTTCGTGTCTAACTACCTGTTTCATGTATAACTGCAAATCTCTTACTGAATCTTTCTCTTGTACCAATTCTGCAATTTTAATTGTTTTTATTGAATAATCCATAATGCCGTCTGAACCTTCAGGCATTTGCTCATCTGGAACATAGTATTTAATTGTGTATTCTGATCCTAATATACTTACTTTTTTATCCTGCATTTTTCTCCTATTTTCCCACGAAAAAAGACAGCCTTTCGACTGCCTTAAGACGTTTTACCATAAATACTTTTAGAGGATTTCATTCAGATAAACAAAAATTTTTTCTCTGCTTTACTCATTTATCACATTCTAATGATAATCTATGTTCATAGGGACATTCAAGGACACATTCATTAATTTTTCTATTTCCTGTAATCCCATTCCGTGCAATCTAGTAGTGTGCCTATATGACATATCCATTTCTATTGCTATTTCTTCCCATTTTTTAGATTGACAATATCGCTTATACAGTATTTCTCTGCATACCTCATTGCTTACCTTGGAAATTACTGCCATAACCTCGGCTCTTACCTCAACCAGTGTGCGAACCTCTATGTTCCATTCTTCTATCTTTTCCTCAATAGTACAAATTGTATCTGCCATCTTGTCTTGTGACGTTGAAGATATTACCCTTTCCCCTTGGCTGATTGCACTTGTACTTGTAACTAATTCCTGTAACGTCAGAATCTCTTCTTTTAGTCTTTTTATTCTGTGCTCTGCCCGACTAACCTGTAGCAGATACTCTTTAGCTTTATTTACTTCTGTCACTTTACCAATCCTTTCTATATTTTTCTGCATAAAAAAACCAACCACCGAATATTGGTAGTTGGCTCTTTTTACTAATTTTTAGTGTTTGATGTTAACATTTAAACAAATATCGTTCGTGTTAAAGTTAATTTTACTATAACCTTTACCATTTGTTCCATTGATATAATCATAATCAAATGAAACCAAATCATCTTCATTTGTAGTGTAAATGGTTATATTATTTTCACTAACCTGCACCTGTGTTATTTTTCCATTAAATGAAACATCTAAATTTTTTCCAGAAGAATTTCTTAACCTGAAAATAACAACACGCTCATTTTTCACTGCATCATCTAATAACTTTTTAGCTTCTACAATATTCATAGTGTTTGTCTCCTTTCTTTAGTTTTATACATTTATTGTATAACACCATTTTATCAGAAAGGATTTTGGCGCAATTTTTGCAGATATAAACTACCAATATTCAATTATCAATGTACCTTTGTTTCTAATCCTTATCCTGCAACTTACATATCGCCCACAAGACGAACACTGCTCCAATTACCATAATAATAGCTATTGTATTAATAATTGCCATCTAATCACCCTCTTTCATAAATACCAACCAATGTGTCTTTGCTCTTCTGTTTCCCAATATAGGTTTTTGTGAAAACAATGGTAGTATTTCCGATAGTTTTATTTGCTCTTCGTTCCACTTAAATATCAAAGTACCATTAGGCTTTAATACCCTCATACACTCTGAAAATCCTTTGCTTATATCTTGTCTCCACGTATAAGATAATTTTCCATACTTTTTGGCCATCCACGAATTTTCACCTATTTTCTGTAAGTGTGGTGGGTCAAATACCACCATAGAAAAACTATTGTCCGTAAATGGAATGTTTCTGAAATCACCTATTATGTCAGGTTTTATTTCTAATTTTCGGCCATCACATAAGACATCTTCTAATTCTCTACAATCCATAAATGTTACTTGGGGATTATTTTTATCAAAGTAAAACATCTTACTACCGCAACATACATCAAGTATTGGTGTTTCCATCTATTCCGCCACCTTTCACGATTTCTATTGCATTCTCTAAACCTAAATCATAAAATATTTCTTGAATTGTGCCTCCAAATCCTTTATTATTTTGTTTTTTACCTAATTGCTCCACCACCTTATCCACGTCATAGGCTGTTGGCTGTTCTTCAACTGCATTTATACAATCTTGAATCACTGCACTTACGTGTATACTTTCAATATCTTGTATATCAATAGGGCTTTGCTGTAACATAAAATCATTTAAATGTAAAATTAATTCGTCCGCATCTATTAATCTCATTCTAATCACCACGCTTCTATGTCAAATTCTTTTCTTTGAATTTTTGTATTACTAATCTTTTTATAAATATCAACATACATTTCATCCTTGTCTCTGTTGTATGTAACTTCTGCGTATCTGTCACCCATTGGCTGTCCCCAAATAGTACACTTCTTATAACCTAATTCGTGCGCAAACCACACTAGGTCTAATTCGCTAATGTTAATATTTTCGTTTAATACTTTAATCACTGCATTCTTTGCAGCCTTTTCAAATTCGTAACTTGTCATTCCTCTCACTCTCCTTATTCTGGTATTCCGAAGTTCTTATATGTTGCTGAAAAACTAAATTGTTTGCCACACTTATAGCAGGTTTCAGTTATGGTATACATTTTTTCTTTGTCGTTACAGTAAGTTTGTGTTTCCCCTGTTTTAAACTTATGTCCTCCTGTTAGCAAACACATTATTCTATTCATCCTCTTCTCCTTTTAGTTTCTTTACGATTTCTTCAATTTTTGTAATAGATATTGCATATTCATGATAATTTGTCTGCCCATTATCATTTAATAAAATAATCTCATTCTTTTTGATTTTAGCAAGCATATCATCAATTGCTTTTTTATATGCCTTTTCACAAAATTCTTCTGCTACATAATAATCTACATATTCATCATTAAATGCTGTTTCAACATTACTCCATAATTCACGTTTTAATTCTTTTAATCTATCTTCCATCTTCCTGCTCCTCTCTGTATGGCTCTGGTAATGGTTGCCAAGCAATAATATCAAATACACTTTCATAGCCATTTGACCAACCGTGATGATAATATGACACTCCTATCATTCCATCTTCATTAGTGGTTAAATATGCTTTTGCTTCTGGTTCAAAAGTTTCAGGTAATCTTTCATTACATAGAATCCAACTATTGTTTGCAGTTTTTTCAAAGTTAAAATCTTTTTTGCATTCTTCGTAACCTTCCTGATGAGCTTTGTATATTTCTTCTTCCAACAACTCTTTCACTGCGTACAATCTCCACTCATCACCATCTTCATACAAATCCATTGGTGCTTCTTCTGGAACATTAAATTGAATTAAATACTCTCCAAAATAGTAAGATTCTTCCATCGCTTCAAATGCTTCTCTAGCTGTAATCTTTCCACGCTTTTTAGTTAGTTTAAAATATTGCGCATTTTTAGAATCTAATTCTTTTGTAATTCTGACCTTTGCCATACTGTTTCCTCACTTTCCGCTAGTTTTGCGTAATTCCAAGAAGAGCAACTATCTTCACTCTTTACCGTAAATGACGTACCTCCATCATCCCACGCATATACTGTCCCATTTTCAAATTTTGCAAAATGACGAGGAACCCACGTTTTTTCGTCACCATTACTATCTGTTTCACAATCTCTTACATAAATCGGTGTATCAACCTTGACTTTCGACCAGTCAACTTCTGGCTCTTTGTATTCTGAGAATAGCCAATTTAGGGCTTCACCAGAACAAAAGTCAATATTGTTATTAAATAAACATTCGTTACACAGCAAACTACTATTACAGATACGTGGTTGTCCTTGTATTAGTGCTAATCTATCAATGTCTATAACACATAATTCCACTAATTTATCTTTATATTTCTCAATATTTAACATTTCTCTCACTCCTTAACATTTCTTAACATTTTTGTCCTTTAGTTCTAAATTAAATCAAATATATTCATCTGATTATCATCCTCATAGACAAGCATTTCATTCTTAGCTCTTGTATAGAAATTCTTGTCTATCTCGAATCCAAACGCTGACCTTTTCAGCTCTCTTGCAGCTCTTAGTGTAGATCCACTGCCACAGCAAGGGTCGATAACAACATCGCCCTCATCTGTAAAGATTTCTATTAATTGCTTCAATACAGTTACAGGTTTTTGCGCTGGGTGTATTTTGGGAATTTCCTTTCCGTCTCTTTCCCATTTAAACCAGTTGAATATCATACGACCTGTTCCTCTGATTGTCTTTCCGTTTTCGTCCGTCTGAGCTCCATTTCTGAATTTGGGCAATTTATCTCTATACAGCACTAATGCATATTCTGTCGCTCCAACTACTCGCATATTTGCTTTTAGTACTTGTGGACTGTAATTTTTGATGAATATCAACGGTATGTAGTGGATGAATCCGTGCTTCTTTGCTGCGTCTATCAGTATTGGCATTTGTTCAAAGCTGCAAAATACAATCATACAAGGGCTGTTACTGCTTCTTCCTCTGTTAACTTGCTTTTTATCGTCTTTCTTCAACATCTTTGAACAAAAATGGAAATATTCATACAAATTAAAATTAAAATCAGAATTAAACGCTGACTTACCAGCATATTTGCTTTCGCCATTTTTGTTATCTCCGCCTTTGTACCACATTGGATTACTACCATAAAAGTTATTTCCAACATTATACGGAACATCAGCAATTATTAGCTGTGCTGGCGGTATTGCGTATTTCTTGTAATTTTGCATATTGTCTCTGTAAATTTCACATTTTAATTTTTTTTTCATTTCTTCAATCGGAGTAAGAATTCTTTTATGTGCGCACAACTCTTCTCCTTTCGATTTTTTTATTTAATCACTGTTCTTAAGTCTCTTCTTTCGCTGTCCATGTCTATTCCACATTCTTCTGCAATTATGCTTATCTGCTCTTCCCATGTGCTGTAATCCTCTGCAATGCATTCAGCCTTGTTGTCGAATCTCTCAAACATCTGCTTTATTCTTTTGTTACCAAAACCAAATTCATCATGCATTGTTACAGCCATTAGGATTTTTACATACATTACTGTGTTGTACTTAACATTGTCACTGAATTTGTCTAAGTCTGCCTTTGATACCCTTAAAGGTAGGTCAATGGCATTTCTCATTTTCAGGTCTGCTTCCAAGGCATCCAATCCCTTTTCTCTTGCAAGCCTCAGAGCATATGCCATACCCTCACGTCTTGCCTGTTCCTCTTTTGACATTCTTGCCATCCTTATTTCCTCCATTGCCATAAGCCTTTGCCCTAAAAATCTTTAGTGCATTGCCTCTTGGTCTTCCGTCATTTATGAACTCTTCCTGTTCGTGTGTTAAAATGCAGCCAAATTCCTTACTTGTCTTTTTTCTCATTCATTTTCTCCAGCTTCGCCTTAAGCTCTGCTCTCTCTTCCTTAATTCTTGCCAATCTTACGTGATCATCTGCTGATAAGATTGAAACTGAAAATAAAATCTGCGATTCCATTCTGTCCAATTCCTCTAAGCGAATTTCTATGTCCTTAACTTTCATTTTGTTGTTTCCTCCTCTTGTCTCTGTTTTCAATCAGTCGTCTTTCCAATGCCTGATAGTCATATTGCCTTTGGTCATTAAATGTCTTCTTGTTTTGTTGCTCTTTCTTTACAGGATAAAAATTACTCCAATCACCTGCTATGGCATTCTTGACTGCCTGTATTTTCTCCTCGTCCGTGTCTGCCACCTGTTCAAGTCTCTCAATCAATGTCTGTATCTGATAGCCAACAATCTGTCTTCCCTTTTGTTCCCTAAGTTCCAGAAATTGTCTAAACACGTCATTAAGGTTTTCGTTGGAAAAATACTTTATATTTTCTTTACTTTTGTTTTCTTTTATTTTCTTTTGTTGTATTTCCGTATCATTTATGTTGGTTTCTGTTACATTTACACTTGTTTCTGTTACATTTATCGGTTTTAATGGTTCATTTAATAAGGGTTGACCTTTTTCATCAATCAACCTGTACCTTGTTTTCTGGACTTTGTTCCTAACAGTCACTGTATCGTAGCGTCGCTGAATTCCAACAGAGGTTATAACTCCTTGCATCAGGAGGTCATGATCAAACAGACCTATGTCCGCACAAGAGAGAATAACTTGTAACACAAAGTCTTTTTTGTTAACCCATCTGTTACCGATTGTCTTGATGATTTTAACCGGAAGGTTCTTCTTAAGCTGTTCAAAGTTTTTAAACTCAAGAAAGTAACCCTCTCGGTAAACCATCGAAATGACTATGTCGTAAATGGTTTGACCCAATGGACCATATTCATTCATCAGGTCCATTATTTTAAAGTCTTCATAATAATCAACATCTTTTGGGAAATAACTAAGTCCTGCCTTTATAGGTCTTCCCATTTATTTCTCCCATCTTAATGTAGTTTCCTGCTTCATATTCCCTATATATCTGCATCCAATCATCAAGTGTCATTGTCACCAGAATGTCTGCATTGTTTTTCTTGTGAAACACTGCCGGAAGTTCATCCTGCCTTGAATCTCTTCTTGCCTGCTCCATCCAGTCATACAAGTGCATTTTTTCCTGATGTTTTGCTTCTATATGTATTCCCGGAAGTCCCACAACGTCTGCATCACCATTTGCCCCACAATACTGCTGACCTCTTCTGGTTCTGTATCCGTATTCCCTTAGATGCCCGGCAAGTTGTCTTTCAAACCTTGCCCCCTTCTGCCTTGCATTAACTGCCATTCTGTATCTCCCTTACTCTTTTCCTTGTTGCCAGCAACGACCAACCTATTCTCTTTAATCTGCTGCTTTCCTGTTTGTAATACTTAATGACAAGTTCATCTTCCTCGCCCTCTATTGGTTGAAAATACCCTTGTCCATTGGATAGATTAAGTATTACCGTGTTTCTTCTGGCCATTGCAATTTCTTCCCTTATGTCTCTGTCTGACAATCCTGTCACCTTCTCTAGCTTTTTTCTTGAAATCGCATTGTCCTTTCCGAAAGGGATGTAATCTGAAATGTTCATTGTCACGTCTCCTTTCTGCCTGCCACCATTCAGGTGACAGGTCTTACAATTTTGTGATATATATTTTGATTTATGACTGTCTGTTTTTTAATAATTGAAGAATGGCTTTGATTCTGTCTGAACCTTTTTTTCAGCCGGTTCCTCATTGTTTTTCTTTTCTTCTGGAACACTCTCTGTTTCCTCAACTGTCTGTTCTGCTGTCTGCTCCACTACTTCCTCATAAGTTTCATCTTCTGACTGCTCAACAGGTGTTGTTTCCACATATGTATGTGTTCCATCCTCATTAATTACTGTCATGTCGCTGTCAAGTGCTGTCTGTAGGTCAATGCTCATTATTCCCCACTTGCTTATGATTTGTCTCAACATTGTCTTGTATGCCATTCCGTCAAAGTCCTTGCTCCAGAAGGTCCACTTCGTTCCCTTCTTCAAGTCTGATGCATATCCCTGTGAATACTTCACTGCGTGAGCCTTCATCTTTTCCTTTGACCAGTACATTGCCTTCCTAAATCCATTGACATACTCAAACATTGCATAATAGCCAATTGTTTCTGCCTTTTCTCTCTCATTTTCATCTGAAATGAGATTTACTTCTATGTCTTCATTAAGTGGATCGAATCTGATTAACTCACCTTTCTTAATTGCCAGCACATTTAACTTCTTGTACTGTCCTGATCTGATTGCCAGCTGAATGTAGCCTTTATAACCAAGCTGGAACTGTGCCACCTTTGTTCCTGTTTTGTTATCCTTGAACGGAACCATGTAATACTGTCCAAGCTGCGGACTTGGAGAAAGATTAAGACTCTCTCCAAGCAATGCTGCACTTACTATTGATGAATTTTGACATTCCTGTAATGTTGGATTGTTTCCAACCGCACTTACTATTGAACTGATGAATCTCTTTCCGTTCTTTCCACCAACAACCTCATTAATCTGATTCTTTACCGCATCATTTTTCAAATATGCCGTAAAACTTGTTTCTTGTCTTTTTGCTAAACTGTTTGATACTGCCATTTCATTTCCTCCTACTGTATCTGCTCATATTTAATGTTGTTTTTCGTAAGGAACTCACCCAATGCATTGAGCTGGTTTCCTGTTCCACACACCCTGATTACTATTGTGTGTGTCTTCTCTTCCTGATTTTCTTCTGTTCTTTCTTCCTGTGCCTCTTCCTCAACAGTCTGTGAAACACTTTCCTGCTTCTGCTCCGGTTCCTTCTTTCCTGCCTCTGCAAGTTTTTCGGCTTCTGCCTTTTCTCTTGCCTGTCTTTCCTCAAGTTCTGCCTTTCTTCTTGCCTCATACTCGGCTTTTCTTCTTGCATTTTCCTCGTATGTCTGTTTAACCATCAATGCTTCTGTAATGTTGAGGGTTTCAATGTATTTCTTTTTCATTTCAAACTGATATTCACCGGTTTCAGCATTAATGACTTCCAAGTCGTGTCTTACACTGTCTCTCATATGCTCCATATCATTGGTTATTGACTTTAATGTTGTTGTCACATTCAGATAACTTTCCTTGAAAACACGTTTGAATGTGAGTATCTCCTTCAGCTCTTCGGCACTTGCAAAGGTCCTGTCATATATCTCCTCAACCTTTATGAGCTTCTCTTCCCTTTTCTTCTGGTCATAAGCCTTTACCTGACTGTCAATGTTGGCATTTGCCTCATCTACAATTGCAATCAGTTCCTTTACCTGGCCTTCAAACACACTGTATGGTTCAAGCATCATCTTCTTGACATCTTTCTTTCCGTCATTCAATGCCTTGCTGAACTTATTAAGTGCTGCCCTGTCAGCCTTTGCTTCCTTTATGTTTTCATCCGTGTACACCAATGACTTGTACACGTTTGCCTTTTCAGTAACTTCTTTTTTTAATTCCTCAAAGTTCCAATCAATGTGCTTTAGTGCATTATCCATTGTTGGATTGTAAATTTTTAATTCCATCTTTTTGGTATTCCTCCTGTTTTAAATTTCCGGCAGAATGAGAGCCGGCTTTTTTCTTTTTTTCACAAGCTCCATGAACTCCCTTTCTGACCTTTTTATTATCTCAATGTCTTCCTCAACATCTGCCCTTTCAATGTGATAATCCTTTGTGATTAGTCTTATGCTCTTATTCCACACACTCTTTATCTGTGCCCTGAGTTCGACAAACTCATATTCCGTCACCATCAGGTAATGAAGCACCTGTATGTAATAATTGTCCGGGATGTGTTCACCATCCCATTTTTCCTTGTGCATTGAACCAAAAAGCTCACTGGTCTTGCATTCAAATATGCCCTTCCTCCCGGTTTCAAGTTCTGTCAGTTCTCCATCAAGTGATGCGTGAGCAAACGGATACTTGTCATTGAGAAGCATGTTATCACCAAAGTATTCAACCTTGTATTCCGGGTGGTCCAATGCAAATATTGCTCTTATGTGTTCCTCTGCCCTGCTTCCATATATTACATACGGTTCATTTGATATGTCTCTTGGCTTGGTTATTCCAACCATTTCATTCCAAAACTCCACATTGTTCTTGTAGGGATTAAGTCCCAACACTGCTGCTGCATCAGAACCACCTATCTTTCCCTTTCTTGCAAGAAGCCATTCAGGTTTACTTGCAAATTTCTTTCTTGTAACCATTTCTAATCAACCTGTTCATTAAGAATTTCATCCGTACAGTGCATCAATAATGTAACCAGTATCACCATTCCCAGAGCCACAAGTAACTGCCCTGCCTTGCTGTCTACCTCAATCCAGCCATTGACTAACATCACTGCTCCTGTTATTACTCCTATTACCACGTTCTTGAATCCGTTAAGTACTCTGTACTTTTCAGCGATAATGTGGTAATCTTTAAGTGGTTTGTTTTTGTATGAGCTTGAACGTATTGCAGTACATTCAGGCTCTTTTCTTTTAACTTCTTTCACTTCAAGTCTTTTGTTTGTTTCCATAAGCTCTCCTAACTGAACATTAAATGTATGAATTTATTCAACATTTCATTTTCTTCTCTTGACAGTTTATTTTTGTTTTCTCTTACACGCTTTTCAGCTTCTTCATCCGACATCACAGAACATTCCAGCAACATCTCAAACATTTCCTTTCCTATGTTTTCACCATGCTTTTTTATAAAATGCCTCTTTACAGCCTCCACAAATATCATTGCCTCACATTCAATTAATTCATCAGGACCTGCCATTGTTGCCTTGTTTTTGTCTACAATAATCATCCTTATCCTCCAATCTTTCTTACCATTTCGGTAGTCTTTTCATCCGTCCAACTATTTGGCTTAGTCAGATGCGGACACATAGTGTTATTAATGTTCATCTGTCTGCCCAAGGGACAGCTCTTACAACTTCCTGAATACTTAATGCAGGTCTGCCTTAAGTTTCTTAAGCTGTTAATTGCTCCCACCAATTCAATCACCCCTTTCTATGAATAAAATCTCTCATTAAAATATTTTGTTGGAACTTTTCCTGACATTGTAATGTAGCCTTTTTCTTTTAATTCTGCATTCATCTGTTTAATTAACTTGTATGCAAAAGAAAGACTACACTCCATTGTTTGAGCAATATCCTTTGCTCCCATAAATTGCTTTTCAGGCATATTACTCACCTCCTATAATTTCCATAAAGCCTGAATAATTAACGCATTAACTGTCAAACCTCTTTTCTTCGCCAATTCCTTAAGCTTTACGTGTAGCTCTGTTGGTATCCTAATGGTTGTCTGTATCATTCCTTTGCTCCTTTCGTTTTGATACCATAATGATACGACCTTTTTCGAGGTTTCCCTTGTGCTGTAAAGCACGAGGTTTGTCAACAGTTTTATAAGATAAATTAACGAATCTGTTCGATAATATCTCTAATCATTGATGTTCCTGAATCCATTGCTACATTGGCGTGTTTTTCAACTCCATTTAGAAATGTTGCTGTTACAACTTCTTTTTCTGCGTCATAATCCAATGTCAATAAGTCTTTTAAATTTCTTGTTTCCTGTAATACTGGTACTAATAAATCGCATATTTTCTGTTTATCTTCCATTGGTTTCTCCTCTTTTTATTACTCTAAGTTATATCTTTGGGTAAAAAAATATTATCCTTGGGAATTTTATATATTTCTGAAAGCATATTAAACTCTGCTGGCTTTAATTCTTTTCTGCCTTTCTCCCAATTAATAATAGTTTGCTTAGTTACTTTGAACTTTTCTGCAACATCTTCCTGTGTAAACCCTGCATTAACTCTAGCTGCTGCTAAAGTAATCTGTATTTTAGACACCTTTTATCTCTCCTCTCTTTACTTTTAATTAACTTCCTGCTATAATCTTTTTATCACTTGGGCGACTTAGCAGGAATGTTAAGAAGTGTCGCCCTTGTGTGTGCTTGTTATTTATCGCCCTACTTAGTTATTTAAGTAGGGCTTTTACTTTTTCTTTTGCTTTCTCCAAATCTTCGCTCTCTTCCAAGATTGCTAAGATTTTTCTTGTTTGATTTTCTTCTGTAGTTTGTTTTAATAATTCTGCTAAATTCATTTCTTCGTATTCCATTTCTTTTCTCCTTTCCTACTATCTCCTTGCTACTCTCATATAGTATCATAACTTTAAGTTATAGTCAATACTAAAAGTTATGTTTTTTTATTTTTTGTATTGCTTTTTATAACTTTTTGTTTTAAAATACATACTATAAATAAGAAAGGAGAAACTCCTATGTCTGAAAAAGAATTAAATAGCATTATATGCAAGAAGATTAATTATTATATGGATATTAATGGTACTACTCAGATGGAACTGGCAAATTATATGGGTGTTTCCCAAGCTACTATATCAAACTGGCAAAAAGGAATTAAAACACCTCGTATGTCAAAAATAGATAAAATTTGTGAATTTTTTCATATACA